GTGCCGTAGTCGGGAACCATGCATCCATACCCGAGACGCAGGCATTGTTATCGCCCTGGACCAGGAGGAAGTCTGCCGCTGCCCATCCTGCAGGAGAGCCGGCCGCGCCACCCTGGGCAGTCGCCGAGACAGTCAACGTCCCACCGACAGGCGAACGGTCTACCGCGATGACGAAGCCGAGGGCTGCACGAGGAGTCGCGCCACCGTCCGTCGAGTTCGCCTGGAGGGTCTGGCCGACTTCGAACTGGTTGAGGTCCGCGATGTTGGTCAGTGTGATGACACCGGCTGTAATTCCGCCCGTGGCAATCTGGCCAATCGAACCGGTACCGGACCGGAACATATGGCTCGAAAGCCTCATGGTGGCAGTCCTGAAGCCACCGTCAGCTGCCGTGGTCAACAGGGACACGAACGCCGCTGCGCTGCCCTCAGAAGCCAAGTACGCTTCGTTAGTCACGCTGAACAGAGAGTAGTCAGACTTCCTGGTCATCTGATACACGACTGAGGCCGCAGGAGTCTGATTCGTCTGCGCATTGGCAAACGAGCTAGAGGCGCCTTGTGACGTCGCGTAGAGCACAGGGACGGGGTAGATGCTGCCCTTCATCTCCTGGTTCTTCTTGACCAGTGCCAGCGCAGGGAAGTTCTTAAAGATGAGCCAATTCAGCCGCTGCTCGTTGGTGTAGTAAGTCTTGAGGATTGCAGCGCCTGAGGCTACATCCATGAACGTCGAGGCCATAGTATCCTACGTGCGTTCTAAGGAACGCGAAAGGGTCTTGGCGCTAGGGCTTTGGTTTCAGACTCTCCAGCTGCGCGAGGGCTTCCTTCATGAGTTCCTGCTCAGAAAGGCGCCGGTTCGTCGGCTGAGGTCGAGACGTGACACCCATCGTATTGCTAAGGGACTTTGCACCGTTCCCTGGACTGCTCGCTGTCGAGGCTTTGGGAGCCTCGGAGACCGCTGCCTTGTCAGACTGTTGGTACGCAGCGGCGGTAGTCTTGACCTGGTTTAGGACCCAATCCTCTACCAGGCGACTCGCTTCGGGTACCGACATAATTCGCTTTGTCTGCCGGAAGTGTTCCTGTATGAGAGACGGGACCAAGTTCTGCTGATTCATTTTGTTGGTCCAGGTCATGCTTTTGTCTGCCTGAACCTCCGCCAGGACATCGCCTTGCCATTCCTGGATAGTGCTGGCCTGCTCTTGCTTGAGCATTTGTACGCGCTCTGCCTTTACAGCCTCCTGCTGGCGACGATTCTCTGCTTTCATCGCTGCAATCTCATCCTTGACCGCCTCAAGCGCCAGGTCAGGAGACTTCCCGCCGTTCATCTGTGCGTCGGTCAGCTGGGAGTACTCCAGGCCGAATGCCTCCTTGATGACATCCAAAGGCGCTGTCTTGGCCCTCTCCTTAAGGGCCATGAAGCGTTCGACTTCAGGAACCACAGAGCTGAGGCTTCCCTCAATCTCGGCTTCACGAGCCTTCAAGCGGGCCTCGCGCTCCCGAATCTTGCGCTCATGCCGGGCAAGGGCTGCGAACCTGGCGTTGTCGGCCACAACCTTAGGGTCCGGGGCAACCTTAGCCGGGGGGGTCTCTGGGATGGTAGTGGCCTCCCCTCCTGTTGTCGTTCCTGGGGCATCCTTGGCCACTACAGGGGCATCCACAGCAGGGCCGGGGATAGTAATCTTCTGGTCAGGCGCCTTCAAGGGGTCTGTAGGGTGGTCTAAGATATAAGCCTCAATTTCTGCTAGCGCCATTTGCTGAGTCTCCTCGCAGGGTTATACAGGTTTACGATTCTCGGGAATAAAGATTTGAGTTGTCTGTTAGAATTGCTTGATTCAAGGCGACGGTGCGATTAAGGACTCTAGTGCTATAGGCCCCTCATTCCAGACCCGATGTCGAACCTTGCATCCGAGAGTGCAATATGCTTCATAGTCAATTGTGTGAAACTCCTTACCACAGAACTTACACTTGAAGGTCATGCTGCTCCGTTTGGCACGTTAGGGATAAGCGGCGATTGTGGAGGTGGCTGTGGAGCTGCCTGAGGCTTACCTAGCTGCCCTCCAGGAGGTTGTGCAGCTGCTTGTGCCTGGGCGGTCATCATCGCCTCTTGCTGCGCCTGCTCCTTGGCCTTCTGGTCGAAGTCATCAAGGGCTGCAAGCAATTGACGCAGGAGGTCAAGGCGCTCCTCAGGGAGTTCACCGGCTTTGCCGAGCGCATACTCCTGAAGGGTCAGCTCCCTGAAGAGCTGCAAGTCATCGTAAGGCTCAGGAGCGATGTACTCTCCATCCTCCACGATGCTATCCAGGACATAGTGCACCCACTCTTCTCTGGAGTCTGAAAGGGTTTGTTCTTGCTCCACGTCAGGCATTGCAGCAAGGCGCTTCCCGGCTCTTGGACTCACCCATCCGGCTTGCACCCACTCTTGAATCTGCTGGGTCTTAGCCTCAGGGGAGTCAGGAAGTGAGCTCACGGGGAACGCCTGCATCGTGTACTCGTCTTCCTCAAGCTGGATGTCAGACCAGTCAATCTCTCGGAAGAACGTGGAGTCGTCTGCACAGACCTTATACTCTCCCTCCTTCTCGTAGATACCCTTGGCGATTGCCAGGCCGATACGGGTCAAATCTAGAGAGAGTTGCTCTACCGCTTTCTGCTGAACGGCGAACCGGTCACTCTGGATATCGTTGTATTCCCTCAGAGCGGGCTTACTGTCCAGGCCTTGAGGCTTGATGGAAGACGCCGCCAGCTGCGATACACCAGAAATCTCATACGCCCTTTGTACAAGCTGGGCCAGATGCTGGTATAGCTCAGGAGACACAATATTAGGAATGACAAGATACTCTGGCTTCTCAAGAGACTGGATAATCTGCCCGATGGTGTTGTTGACCTGACCGGGGACAATCTTGGAGCCTGTCTTGACCCAGACCTTGTACGCGCCGGCAAGTCTAAATCCTTCCTGGATGGTCTGGAGGATACGGTTGATTTCAATTTGTATACTCTGAAGCTGCGAACAGAGGCTGGTTCCGTAATACCCGAACATACCTTCGGACCACTTGATATGCCCGAACGGGAAGAAGTCATACTCCCAAGGCTCTTCGTATAGCGTGGCCCCCTCGATGGTAATGAGGTGCTTTCCATCACCAGTGCCTTTGCCGCTTGGCAACCTCCAGGACTCCCGAACCATGATGCTGTCACTGATGCTCATCGCCGTGGCGTCTGGGCGAACTTGAGGAGCGTCCAGGATGTATTCCGCGTCTACGGGCCATGCTTCGATTGCGGCGGCCCTGTCCATTACTTTTGTTAGGTGTATCTGCCAAGGCTTCCCATAGAATGCCTCGACAGGGTCAATCCAGAGCTCGTGCGGCAGGACTCTCTCGAACGCTGCCCTGCCGTCCTTCTCCAAGACACGAATGAAACCGTCTCCCCAGACAGCGGCATCCTTGAACGCGAGGTTCATCTTCTGGTGGACTCGTTGCTCGTAGAACATTCCTCGAGAGAACCCATTCAGGTACTTGGCCTTGCGGCGCTTCCGATAGTCTCCGTTGCTGGTCAGGAAGAATGGTTCCGGCGCAGACTTAGCCATCTTGGCGGTGACCGTATCGATGACGCTCTGGATGATGTTGAGCGTGATGCGGTTAGTCATGTACGGAGACGGTGCGTTCACGCTTGGGAACGGGCTTACCGGACTGCCCCAAGGGAACATACCCAGGCCCTGGGAACCGTATAGCTTAGTTGCTATGGCCAGGGACTGAAGACGATTGTCCTGATGTTTTTGTAGGAAGTCTATGGTTGCGCTAATCGCCGTCGCGGCCTGAACTCCCTTCATTACCCACCATTTTTCATTCGGCACGTCTGTCTGAGAATGGGGGCGATTAGGCTCCTTCGGGCCCTTAGGCTTGAGAGGGTCTTGACCCTTGAATCGAGTGAAATCCATCACGCCCTCTCTACACACGAACAATGGACGCCATGAACCCACTCGCGTTTACAGATTTGGGGAGGGGGTTCCGGGATTTGGTATGGGGGAAATGTGAGCTTGATTGTAGCGCCGTTCAAGGTCACTTCACATTCTTGTGCGCCGATGCTTCTAAAGTACTCAAGCAGCTCAAGCATCTTCACTTCGTTTATGTCTGTCATCTTTTGTCCCGAGGAATGTAGAAATCCGAGCAATATTCGTCGACAGGGCCAGGGATAAGCGAGCCCTTATTCCACTTGATAAAATTAGATTCCATGCAGTTTTTCCTGTCCTTAGCCAGGAACTTGCAATTGGCGCACATGCTTCCGCCTTTAGGGACTCGCATCCCCGGCTGGTGGCCCTTAGGTAACGTTACAGGGCCATGAGAAGCTGTCATAGAGCCTTGGATGGGCCCGGATGTCTTGAACCCGTCTACGTCAATCATTCGCTTTGCTCACCCTGTACCGCAGACTCTTGGTCCTCAGACCACTCAGGCGTACTCCAGAGCAGGTCCCGAAGCTTAACTGGGAGGTTGGCAGCTGGAAGGCTGGTATGTTGTGTCGTCTGCCACTCTCCAGGCTCTATAGTCTCCTTCGGAGCAAAGAACTTCACCTTCGGCCCAGACAAGCCGACCTCGTATGTTTCCACCCCGTACCTTCGGAGGGCTGCCAGCATCGCGATGAGCTCGTCACTAGTCATTTCGTGCCCCAATCAATCATGTCGTACCTTTTTCGGTACGCGTCGGTAGACCCTGTCGTTGGTCCGTCCAGCTTCATGAACTGGCGCATCAGCCTGTCCTTCGTACGCCTCTGAGCAGAGGTAAGAGGCAAGTCTCCTGGCGAGACCGGCCCGCCAGTCGTAGGAACCTTGAGATGTGCGTTTGCTCGTCTTGCGGCCTCTACTGCTTGTTTCGATTGGGGCAAGGCAGTTACACCATACGTTTAGAGAATCGCGGCACTTACCTAGACGTTTCGGAGTAAGCATAATTCCTGTTACCTGCTCTCCGTTACTTTCTGAAGAGCGCGGATTGCATCGGCGACAAGTTTACATCCCGCCTGGCCCCCGCGTCTGTAACTTGTGGCGTCGACATTGTCCGGATACTCCTGCTCATTGAACAGATGCGCATGCGTCTCAGCTAGCTCAATGCACATTCGCCACGCTTGCTCAATGCATGTTCGCCACACAAGCTCCTGCTCCTTGTATCCTTGATTCTCGTTCATTGGCTTAGAAACTCAAGGAAGTCTCGAGCCTCGTCCTCCTCTTTCTTGATGACTGCTTGGTCCTCGCGTTCCCACATCTGCTGGAGTTGCAGTTCCTGCTGGTCCGTCCTCTGTCTGTGGGTCAGATACGGATTGACCTTCTTGGGCTCTGGGCTCGAGAGGTAGCTGTGGGTATACCGCCAAGCGTAGAGTACCGCGTCGGCAATGTGGTTGGCGCATCCCGGATGCTCCTCTCGTTTCTTAGGCAGGTACTTTTTATCCCACACTAGGTCCTGATACTCCTGGGATAGGGCCACACAAGACTCGTGGATAAAGAGCTTTCCCTTAGCAAAGTCCGCGTTGAGCATGTCGATGAACTCAGCCTTGCCCCTCTTGTCCGCAGGCTCTAGGGCTAGTCCGTGTCGGTTCTGCATCTCGGCAACCGCTTGCTTGTTAGACCCATCGATAATGACCTTCTCCAGCGCCGGGTACTTCTCTTGGTAGAACTTTATCTTATCGGCCACGTCCGTGACGTCCATCGCGAGTTGTTTGTGGGACTCCACGACCCGGGCGCTCTTGTCATGGTCGTGATACGCGAGGACGGCGAAAGCGCTTGGGTCAGGGGAGTGGCCCAAATCAACTCCCAGGACATAAGACCATCGGCCGTATTGGTAGACAGGTAAACCTTCGGCATAATCGTTTGCTCCCACTTGATAACCGTAGACTCGAAGCTCGTCGTCAACCGCCCACTGTCCTAGGTAGTTCCTGCGAAAGAAAGGCGTCTCCTCAACCCTCGGGTTCATGGCCTTGAGGTCAGCTATCTCCTGCTTCCAGTTCTCCTTGACATGTGGGTTGTCAAGTGCCCCCCAGCGATGCCCTGACCAGCCTTGGCCCTCCCAGCGCCCTGGCTTGGTAGGGTCTTGCTCCTTAGTGAGGTCGTAATACAGCCCTCTTTTGACAGGCTGAGCCGTTCCCATAAGCACGATGGCCCCTCTCTGGTCAGCACAGGCGGGCTTGAGGGTGCTGAAGACAAGGTCAAACAGGTCGGTCCTGAAAGAGCCAGCCTCGTCTACGATAGCTAGGGCTAGTCCCTGACCCAGAGCCTTGTCCCGCTCACGCTCATCACTGTCTGCCCCGATTAGGTAAATTACTGACCCATTAGGTAGGGTTGCGCTAAGCTCGGTCTTATTCCATTCTACTCCGAAGCCATAGGCACTGTCAATCTTCTTGAGGATTGGTGCCCACATGATGCGCTTGGCGCTGGTCCTGGTAAGGGCCACGTAAAGGCAGACGCTCCCAGGATGCTCCATCGCTGTCTTGAAGAGTAGGAGACCAGCGCCGTAAGACTTCCCTGCTCGACGGGTGCAAAGGACCATTCGTAGGGGCGCAGAATCATTGATGAAGGCAGTCTGCTCAGGGAAAAGCTCCTGAGGCTGGCTAGGATTTCGTCTAGTCCGAACTCCCGCGATACGTCGCTCGATGCTACTGATGCGCCCCGCGGTGCTCATTAGGAATGCCCCTAAGCGTCCGTATTGGGCTTATGAGAGACGTTCGACTCTTTCCCAGGTACAGACCAGGGCATCGAGCGTTCGCCTTCCTGCGCCTCGATAAGCTTGTTAAGCGTCTTTTCGAGTTTGGCAAGCTTTTGCTCAAGCGCATTGGACTTCTGAAGCTCCCCAAGCCATTTTGCGCCTTGTAACAACACTTTACACTTCTCAATCTCTGGAACTGCGCAATCTTCCACGCGGGACAGCGCTCGGGACATCAGATTGCGGACTTGACGCGGCGTGTTATACTTACCCTTGCTGTTTAACTTCCTAACCTCATCAATAAAATCCATCTACGGTTACTCCCGGAATACCTCAATAGACTCATGTTGCTCAATCGCCTTAATGAGCTCTTTTAAGGCAGGACAAGGGTAATTTACAGCTGCTAATGCGCCTTGTAACCATGGGATATCGTCTCTACTAAGACACTGTTTATCCGCAATTGCGTCAGCTAGATTACCCTGTAGATTCGTATCCTTTGTTCCTAGCTTTGCAGGTTTCCAATGTAAAGTTGTGCTCATACGAACGCCGGATAAGGGTCATAGTGCGCGGACTTCAAAAGCAATGGGGTCATCAATGTCCTATGTGTGTAAATACAAGGATTCCAAGGATGTGTGAGTTTTCTAGCAATCCCAAGTCTCCTGAATGCTTTCTTGGTATAAACGTATTGAAGGATTCCGTCACGCCCACAAGCCCATCCAAGTACTACATCAGGGCTCTCATCGATTACAGCTACGTTGACCTGGTTCCCTTGCATCAATTTCTCTATTAGGTCATGCTGATGCGCGTAGTAAAGGTCACTCGTCTGATGTCTTGCAAACTCAGAATTGCGATAACTCTTGAGCCAAGTCGCATAGATGAATGGCTCGTCTGTCGCCTTAGCTTCTCTCACTAGGATACTATGCAGCCCGAGCTCGCGTTCAGCCATGACGTAGTAGACGTGATTGGTCCCACGCCATTCCAAGCATTTGTGTGCAGCCTTGTGAAAGCAATACCCGGTGAAGAGCCCTAGGGCCCAGAAGATTGCCCATCCCAAGAACCTCACAACTTCACAGGGTCTTGAGGCGCATCCGGAACTTGAATAGCTTGCTGCTTTTCTAAGAGTTTCTTAGCAGTCTGCTGATACTTCTTTATCTCAGCGTACAGCTTCTGAATCTCTGCTTGTACGCAATGGAGAGTATAAGAGAGTTCTCCTACTTTGGCACAGCAAATGTTATAGTCTACCTGAATGCTGGCTAGCTTATCTTCGACTGTCTCGCTCATAGTTCCAGTATAACAAAGACTACTGAGATGTCAAGCTCATTTAGGCAGGAGCACCAGAAACATCGCTAGAACCACCAGAAGGAGAATCGCTCTTAGAGTCTGCAGAGTCATCTATTTTCAAACTTTCCCGAGGGGCTAGATGACGTTTGTGTGCATACGACAATAACATAGCGCCCAAAGCTGTTAAATCCACAAGACTCGGCCGTCTCACCATCGCTATCTTGATGATTGTAATCCAAAGGCCGATGGATGTCATACTCAGAACCATGTCGTGGCTGTCCACTAACCGAAGGAAGACCAGGACCTTGAGAAATCGTGCCATGCAATCTTGAGACGCAAGACAAGAACCACAATGCTATAAGACTTGCTTCTAGGACCACTAACCAATGTAAATAAATCACGATTCTCCTTTAATGAAACCAAACAGATACCATGATACTATGATTCCTACTCCGAGGGCCATTAACTGGTATAAGTAAATCACATTACCTCCTGAAGGACAGCTGGGTCTTACAACGCTCACACATGTAGTGCTTGAAAAGGCGACCGTCGGCAAAATATGTGGCCTTTCCTCCACACTTCTCGTGTATGCGTACGTCCTTATGTGGGACATCTACGTATTGGTCCTGGCCAGTTGTCAACCATTCAAGGTCAGCCTGCTCCATGTCGCTCATGATTCCTCCAGAAACCAGGCAAATTGTGGGTCTTTCTTCTGGTGATTCTCCCATACTTCGAGAGCCACGTCAAGAGAAGAGAAATGTGCGTATAGAAGAACTTCACGACCTGTCCAGAACTTCAGCGCCCACCGCTCGAAGACTGTGCCAATACGACTTGTCTTGCTTTTCATTAGTAGCTCCTCGGTTTGCAGACTTCAAAGATACCCCATATCCCGAATCCGATAACTGCAAGAACTATCCACATTTTGTACCGCCTTTCGAGTTTATGTCTTTGCATTCTAAGGGCCAGAGGATTCTTCAAGGATACCTAAGTGTAAATCTTTTGACTCCTGGGTCATGTGCTGCTTTTTGTCAACTATCTAGACCCAGTATCAAACCCACACCCAAGAGAGGAGTTAGGATGTAGTTGCTTATCATCACTAAAAGAATCGATATCATGCCACAGTCTCTTAACAGTGGGTTGCCAAACTATATCCCAGCACCCTTGTTTGTCGTCATAGTAAACTATTCCTACTCTTCCACACCTAAAGCACAACCTCATCATTCGCTCTGCCATTTTACGCTCCTAATAGTTACAGCTAGTTACCGATTCAATTGTGGCGTTTGTGTGACATTCAAGATTAGGTATATATAAGGGCCAATAAGTACTATAGACTATACTTAAAGGACCTACCAGACCCTTCCCTCTTCCCTCCCCACTTGCTGACCTTACTCGGTTCCCTCACATGTGCCTCAATTTCTTCCTCCGAGAACTCAGATACCATACCGACGCTTGCCACCCCATCCCTGATTGAGAATTGACGTGGTAATCTGTCCTGCACTGCTACATAGTTATTCTTGATGCTGATGAGCACTATGTCTCCAGATGGAGACTTGACCAAAGCGTTAACTACTCGTGCCACGTCGAAAGGAGCCGTTCCTCCTTGGCCCCTTTTGTCGAACGGGAGCTCGATATTCTTGTTCCAATGCCGGATAGCGATAATGGTGGCGTTAGTATCATGAGCGACCGCCATCAGTGGTTCGAATGCTTGCCGAGCTTCCTGTGGGTCTTTCAGAGACCGAGTCCCTAACCGAGAAGTAATTGGGTCCACAATTACGAGGGACGCTTGGTGCTTCTCTATGCTGTGTCTTAGTCGTGCACAATCTTCGGGGAACACGGGGTCAAACTTAAGGTAAAAGATACGGCCTTTCGCTCCGGACAATGCTGCCCTCTCCTGTAATACGGAACGCCGGTCTTCTCGTGCCCACATCAGCGTATTCCCTGGGTTCTTGCCAGCCCAGGCCATCGACAAAGTGCTCTTCCCCAAACCACCTCCTCCTTCCAGGATTGTGAGTTCTCCGCGAGGAAGGTACGGCTCGATGGCCCATTCAATCTTTTGGTCTTCTACTGCGTAAAGGTCTTCTGTGTCTTTATCCCACGCTTCGGCGCTTGCCCATTCAGCCGGAATTTCTTCTACGGCCGGCGTATACCTAGAAATGCTTCTTGCAATGCCTTGGACCTCTCGGATGGGCAGCATCTCTACACACTTCTTGTTCTCTGCGATTAGCGCGGCCTCAATAGCATCTACAGAAGCTCCGCGACGGCGCATGGACCCTGCGAGGCTAGCTAGCGTGCTATTTCTTTCGTGAAGTGGGATGGTGGATGGAATAGGTTCTGCAAAGACCGGCTTCTCGAACCGCAACGTGACATCAGCGATGACGCCCACCGGCTTCTCCCACACAATGACGTATCCACCATCTCCACGAGTGTCAAGGCCAGGCATCACTCCGACCTTCGTAGGAAGTCCGCACGCTTTGAACCAGAGATGGCGTCCTCTAGGAGTCTTAACTTGGGCAGTCTCGGGTAGTGGGCCCATGCTTCTCAATGATTGCTCGCCGATGGCTCCATCTACATCCAAGACATCGATTCCTGATACTTTGCCAGTAGCCATGGCAACGTTAGCGTCTGGATGTAGCTCCCACCAGTTCTTAATAACTTGTACATCTATGGTTGCGTCCTTGAATCCGTGGGAAGTAAGAGGGGTTTTACCATTACAGGGAAAGACATGTCTACCTAACGCCGCTTGTGCGAGGGCCAGGTCTAGCTTTTTCATAGACTGATAGTAACCGTCTTGACAATCAAAGGCAAGGTGTCTATTATTAACAAATGAAGTTTTGCCCTCAATGTAAGTGCGCTAAGAAAAAAGATGAGTTTAATGTACGAGTAAAAGGTAAACCCACTCTTGCAAGTTGGTGCAAAGTATGCACGAGAGAGGACAATAGGTTAAGGTCTAAACTCTATCGGACAAATATGCTAGGAGAAAATATTTTTAAGGGTTTGTACCAATGGTCATGCCACCTTTGGAGTAAGTATAGAATTCGTCTAGACGATTGGCAAGAAATTTATGAAGCCCAAGCGGGGGTTTGCGCACTTCGTGGATGTACTTTTAGAAGTACTCGGGACATGCACTATGACCATGACCACGTTACGGGTAGATTCCGCGGCATACTTTGCGCGGGCTGTAATACGAATCTTGGGGTATATGAATCTTACGTTACAGATTCTAGAGTAGCTAATTACCTAAAAAGGTCATAGTCCTAAGATACCGCGCTTGACATCGGCCGTCAAGGCGGTTACTATGCAACTATGACCGAAATCACTGAGGCAGAGGCAAAGTGCTATCACGATTTTCATCAGGCGCGTGAAAAGTCCGAGAAAGTCAAGATGAAGGAACTCATCAAGAAGATGAATCAGACCGAGTTC